GTTTGGTATCTCTTTCATTACGTGCGGTCTAACCCATACACTAGAACCATACAGTCAGTTTATCTAGTGTATTGACAGTTAAATGAATAAATCATTTTCGACATTCTGTCTCACTGAACTATTATATTAGATTTTATATTAGAACTTTCTCATATCTCTATGATACAACCATTGCGACAATAGAAAAGCACTCGATCCGGAAGGGGACGTCTTTTAAGGCATCCTGCATAACAGGGTAGTCTATTGAAGTAGATAACAAGCAATCAGCTTACCGTCACAATCAGAACGGATTTCGCAACACGATAACAATCGGCGTGTCAACCTTAATCTTGTTTGTAGGGTTCTGTGGGGAGTTGGGTTAGATATTAGTTTTTCTCTTAGTATTAATATTTATACAATAACACATAATAACGGTCTTGTCAACCTTTTTTTAGCCCTTTTTACAAAAAAAAGACCCCTATGCTCAGGAAAACATAAGGGTCTCGATTTCTTATCTAAGAGATGCGTATACCCAATATACGCAAGTAAGAACATGGCTGAACTTACAATAGTATTTATGCTTTTCGTTCATTGAGTATTTTAGTAAGAGTTTCATATGTTATTCCGTACTTGTTCTTCAAATCTCTTTTTATACCGTGATAACGTTCTACATTGTAGAAATCATCTTGTATTTGTTTTCTAATGCTTTGTTTTATTTGATGTGGAGTACATTTCCATTTGTCTATATCTGTGTGATAATCGACTATATCATAATGTTCTATGTTTACACACAGTTTATTACCGCATGTATTCTTTACACGTGTATCTCTGTCAAGTACACGTCCTAGTTTTTGTTCTGCATAGTATCTTGCTACTAGCATCATTCTCCCGTTATTGTCATCTCTAATCATAGGATACCCTTGTGAATGGCATCCTCCCGTCCACATCAAGCAGTCACCTACTTGTGTTGTCTTTTCCTTTAGTCGTAGTTGTATCTTCTTCATAGTATATCATATCCCGAGCAAACCATCTATTATGGAATACTACTGTCTTAGTTGTTATGTCCTTGTATTTTGTTGGTATGTGAAACGTTGCGTCTTTTCTTTGACGCAACGCTGTTAGTATGTTGACGAATAAATCACCATATAAGAATACATGATAAGCATAATCTTCGTCATAAGTCATATTACTTGTATCTTCTCTTACGTGAGATTTTAGAAATATGTCTTTCTTCGTCATCTAATAGTACTTTTGCTGACGGTATATTTGGGAACTGTACCCATATATCTTTTAAGTCTTTGTTTTTTGTTGCAAAGTTATAAAGTCTTTCTCTACGAGGAAAACTTAACCATAATCTTCCTTTAGTTAGTTCTTCTGTTTCAAAAGCCTCCATCATTTCTAAACAAAAATGATAGTCAAATGCAAGTTTAGATATAGGATCTTTATAGTTGTTATTATACTTCCCATTCTTTTTTTCTAACACTGCTTGTAACTCTAAAAGTTCTTTCGGTGTTATGTTTTGATTATGAGCAATAAGTTCAAATGACGTACACATAATGTCTGTCATTTTTCTTACTTGTTTATAATCTACATTACTTGACATTATGCAACCTCTTTTTTTAATAGCTGTCGTAATACTGATGGCTTATTATCTTTTAGGTTTTCATACTTTTTATTATCAGCATCTATCATACGCTGTAAATCAACTGCTATCTCGCTTGACTTATAATCTTTACGTTCTATTAACGTTTCTATCATATCTTCTAAGATACAGTCAGTATGGTCACCTACTAACTCTGCCATATCATCTATTGATAATCTATTGTTTTCAAGTTTATCTATTAAGAAGTTACCGATACGATCCATTCTCATTATATGAAAGTAATCCTCAGCTTCATAGGAACTCATTTCGCTATGCATAACTCTTTCAAGTTCTTCTTTAGTGTGATTAGGCCAATGTATATTGTCTTGAGGTTTTCTATTATTATAGTGATCCCATATTTCTTTTACTAGTGTTTGTGTGTTCTTTTCAGTCATAGTTTTCTCCATTATTAACTGTTATTATGTTATTATAATAACACAAGTATTTATCTTTGTCAAGCAAATAGTATACAATAAAGGTAAAAAAAGAGCCCTTTTGTGACTGAAAACAAAAGGACTCTTTAGAAGTGTCAAGGAGTATTCAAGTGTCATGTGACATCAAGAAATACATATATTAAAGTTAGAAACTAGTCTATATTCATAGACCCCCTCATCTCTGAGTTCTGTTTCTAACTTTATTTATTATCGCTGAGAAAAACTACTAACAAAGCAATAATAACACGAAACCTACTATAGAGGACAAGTTCTATAGACTGATTTATCTATATACTATATCACATAAATGCAACCGCGTCAAGTCTTTTTGCAAGTTTTTCTACATCTTTTTTACCATATTCACCATCTTTACCGAAATGTATTTCCCAAAAGGATACTCTTGATGCTAATGGTGTTGTGATTATTGCGTCTGTAGGTATAAGTTTTAGATTAACTTTACTATCTACTATTATGGTTCCATCTCTACCATTTAATGGTCGTCTGCGGTTCTTTATACGCATTCCTGCGTACTTAAACTTATCAGGATTTAATATTGTATAGTTGGACATGTCTCATTCGCCTGCTCTCTCATAGCGTTCTAACTTGTCCTGGGCCCATGCTATACCTGATGGGCCACCCCATCCCATGTATGCATAATAAGCCTTGCCGTACTTCTTGGCATTACGTTGTGTTGTGTAGTCTTTTTCAAATCTTTTTAAGAAAGCAAATATCTGTGATATTTCTGCTTTATTAAACTCTCCACCTTCGGCTATTTTTTTAGCTCGTCTTCTGCCAACAGGTGTTCCCCAACGCTTTGAATATGCAACTGATTCGTTATAATCTAGTGCAGTTTGTGCCGCTGATTGCATTGCTTTTGTTGGTGTATATGGCATGTTATTTCTTCTTCTTTCCTAGTTTTATTCTTTCATCTATTAGACTTTGTGGTATTCTTTTACCTTCACGATATAACGCAGATATTCTTGAAACTACTCTAGCCAAACGCTTTCTGGTAGTACCACCAACACCAGAAAGATATTTCTTTGGTAAGCCTGTACTTTTATCTCGAATCACTTTACGTTGTTTCATTTTCTTTTCCTTGCAGTTCTACGAATATCTTGGTCGTGTCTCCCACCTCTGATAAAGCTATTTACTCTACCGTATGACCATGCACTCATTGTTACTCCAGGTCTTGATCCTGAACTTAAATATGCACCTTGACCTCTACGATATACTTTGGCTAAATCACCGTATGTATATCTTGTACTCTTTTTAGCACGTGCTTGTAAGTTTTTCTTTACAGTTGCACTTAATGGTTTAGGTGTTTTCTTAGCCATCTTAGTTGTCCATGCATGTTGGTTGTTCTGCATCATCAAATAGTTCTGCACACTCATCTAATAAAAATGCATACTTCTCTTGTTTTGTTTTAGGTAGATTTCTAAACTCTACGACAAATGTGTGCATATCATTTAAGTCTATAAAGCCGTAATCTTGATATCTGTCTAGCATATAATCTAATCTCATAAGAGTGTAGCTATGCATTGTATTTGCTTTTTGTTCTAACATTATATACTTACCTTTACGTCTGCTCCACTTCTGTATAAACGACCTACAACTCCGGGATCACTTGTAGGTAATGCTGTGAAATCTATTTGTGCACCTGTGACTTCTAAATGTCCGTCGACTTTTAGCTTGTCGTCTATTTCTATCTCTGTTGCGCCATAGGCACTGATTTTAGCAGTGTTAGGCGATCCTGTAGCAAAGTCGAACTGTAGTCCTACTCCACTGATACCTAAGAACGACTGTGGAGCATTTACGAAAAAGAACTCTCCAGCATCTGTTCCTGCACTTATTGTAAAGTTTGCATCTGAACCTAGAACTGTATTACCTGAATGTGTGTTTACTAGTACTGACGCTATTGCTCTTGCATCTGCTCTTGCGTTAGTAAAGTACAGATTAGTTGAACCTTCACTTAAATCGTCTGTGTCATTGTTAGATAGATTATCTTCTACACCTGCTATTGTAAGTGTATTTGCGGCGTCATCATACGTGAGTGTTATGTTTGAACCTGCAGTTAGCAGAGCATTTACTCTATCGTCTACTCGCTCACTTGTATGATATAAGTTTGTAGATCCTTCTGTTACAACATCTGTATCTACTTGATTAGCGCCTGTACCGAAATCAATCTTTGTAGCATCAACTGAATCGTTAGCCAACTGTGCTGTTGCTATTGATCCTGGTGCTGACGTTCCTGGTGTAATAATGCTCATAGTTAATGATCCGTATCGTTTTTGTTATTTGTTATGATTGTTTTATTGTTATCCCAATAAACATTTGCATCATACTCTCTCATATTTAGTACTATCTGATGATCCGGTTTTATCTGGGTACTTAAGATACGATAAGTCTTATTTGTTTGACCTAATGTTGAGTTTGTAAACTTAACAACATCACCTACTGCTAAATCTATCATACTTGGGTCTACTGTAACTTCTAATATACCACTTTGTCTACTTTGATTGATTTCTTCTGTTGCAATACGTTCTGACATTTCTTTATTTGTAGTATTAGATAGTTGCATATCTTGTTTAAGTACAATATTATCGTTTGAACTATTTTGTAGTGTTGAACTGCTTACACGTGTTACATCTTCTTGGTAGTTAAATGTGCTGTCTTCGTTTGGAAACGTTACACGTAGTTCGTTTAACAAAGTTTTCTTCGATGCTTGTAAGAAGTTTATACTATCAACAATATTTTCATCACCAATCACAATATCTGTAGTTGCAGTTGGTTTATCTACAAGTAGTTTATAAGTATCACCTGTTATTAGACCTGCACGACAAGTAGTTAACAGTTCTTCTAAGTTATCAAGCATAGATTGGTCTGTATCTACGAATGCATTACATTCATATCGTGTTACTGCTGTAGCATCACTTGCCGTCTTTGCTACTGTTTCATCACAATATGTTTTTGAAGCATTAAATGTAGTTGCGTCTAATAGTGTATGTGGAATAGCTTTTCCATATAACTCGTTTGACAAAAAATCATATATACATCGTGCTGGATTGGCACTATAAGTTAGTGTAGAGTCCGGTGCTGAACCGATAGCAGGGACTTTCTTACCTTTGATTAGATATGTAATATTAGGTGCACCTGATCCATATACATTTTCGTCCCATGTTAACTTAATATATACATAAGCAAGTTTATTCCCTACTTTAGTATTGTCGCTGTCGTTAAAGCCTGGTATAGTTTGTGATGCTTCTGCTGATTGTGAACCATCATAGAAGTATATCTCTGCTTTACCACTGTACGTACTTTCATACGTCCAGTTTGCGTTTAAGTTATTACCTGATGATTGTGTACTTGTAGCTACAAGTTCATCGTTAAAAAATACTTTCTCTAAATGTTCAATAGGCCCTTCACAAAGCGTTTCTACAAAATGTAGATTAGCATTGTCTGTGCCATCTGAACTTAAATGTGTACGGTGTCCAGCTATACGTCTTTTACCATATACTAATGGAACTGAAACTGAACTACCACTCTTTGTTACAAGAGTACCTGAAATACCAGATTGTTGTTTAGCTTGTTTTCTTTTAATGGCTTTAGTTGCTAGAGCAACTGTACCTACAATCACAACTGCACCAACGATTGCCGCATATGCGGCTGAAGCCCCTAGTGCTAATCCAACGACTTTAGCTACTGCTATTGCACTTGCGATTATTGTTGGCATTCTTTTCTCCTATATACTTCGTAATATCTGTCGAACTCTCTTACGTGTCTTTGTCTTATTAGTTTTGTTTTAGGATCACCACATAAAACTGTTTCACCGAATATAACAGGCATATACATATCCCATGCTCTGTTCTTACTTGGCATCCATACAATGTCACCTGTTTCTGTTTTGTTCACTGGTCTCTTTTCATAGTTTATTTCTTCAAACCATTCTGCTATCTTTAGAGTTTTAGCAACTTCGTTTGCTTCTCTCCAAGTATGATAAGTTCCAGCTAATCTACCAAGATTGTGTGGATCTTTCCAGTCTGGGTTAGTAAGTTTAACAAACTGATATAACAGTTGATGACAATCGTTTACGCCCCATGTAAAGTTTTGCTTTACAAGATGACCCGCCCAAGTGTCTATTAGCTTCTGCCCCATTTTACGTCCTTTTGTGTTTCTGTTGCGTTAGCAAAGAAGTTATCACCAGTGAATAAAGTTTGCTGTTCTGTATCGTTAGTGTGTCTACCATTACCAGATGTAAAGTCTGCCCAATGTGAACTTGCACTAACACTTAGTATTGCTGTTCTGGCTTGAAAATCTTCTGTAAGTCTTGGTTGGTCTAAACGACCGTCAAATACGAGTATAGGCGTTCCCACAATCCCGTAGTTGTCATCCAGGATAGTACGATGTATGAGTACCCTCCTGTCGATATAATCATAGTCAAGGAATAACTTAACATTGTCTGTACTAACTCCACTTAATGATATGTCTACATTTTCAATCTTTATTTCGTCTTCTTCCATAATATCACTTATACCTAATACACCACGTGCAGAAAGATATGTGTTACCACTATAACTTATATCTACTGGTGCATCAGTTAAGTAAGTGTTACCACCACCGATATTTTGAAACTCTACAAGATTACATATATTGAAACTTTTAGTTGCAAGTTCTGTTGCTGTTGCTGTTGCTACGCCTCTGCTCATTACATTGCCTCTACAAACTTAAATGACATACGATAGATACCTGCGGCATCTACTGTGTAATCTAAAACGTCATCTACTAAAAATGCTTTTACTAAGAAGTATTTACCTCTTGTAGCATCAAGCGATCCAGATTGGTTTGCACCGTGTAGTTTTCTACTGTTTGATAAAATCTGCGAACCTGCATAGCTATCCATTAGCGGTGGTTCAACCGAATATGCCATTCTGCCATATTCATCTGCTGTACCACTGTTGCCCATGATTTGATATATCTTATCGTTTTTAGTTGTAACAAAATAGTTTCCTTTAGCTACACCGCCTTCACCTGGCACATGTCCGCCTACAACTATCTGTCTATCGCCTGTTGCACCTGTGTGAATATATTGTCTATACGCCCACATCTTAGATTGATCCGTTGTAGAAATATTGTTTGTAACATATTCTTCCCAGAAATCAATCGCAACATTAGGAATGTATAGGTGTACTGATTGTGATGCACCTTTGTATTCTTCAAATGCTCTAATAAATGTTTCACCAACATCGCTTGACATTGGAGGATATTCAAACTCAAATGAATATCTTTGTGCACCAGTCCCTGCTGTAATAGTTTTTAGTCCACGTGTTTCACTCTTTAATGTTGGTCTCTCACTTATAATACGTACTGTATGTGGGTCAACGCCCGCAGTTACAGTAGCATTAGGCCATACTCTGCTATCAAATCCGCTATCTTCTGTAGATATTAGTCCTACTGAGGGATCTACTGCAAAGCCTTGGTTAATACTACCAAAGCCGCCTGATGCGAATGCTGTTGTGCAATCACCTTGAACTAATCCTGAACCAGGATCAAACTCACTATCTGCATCTGTGATATCTACTGTTGCTTTGTTGCCTACACTGTTGTCTGCTGAACTATTTGTTCTGTATAATACTCTTGGTGGTATTTTAGGAGACGCTAATGTTCCTGTTTGAAAAGATAACTCCATATAGTCGTTATTTGTTGCACCATAGTTCCAACCACCTGCACAACTAGTGCCATCACCGTCGTTTCTTGCTACTGGTGTGATTGCTGTAACTACGCCGCCTGATATTGTGACTGAGAACTTAGCTGTTTGTAAATCGAAGTACTTTGTTGATGTTGATATATCATCATGCCCTGAATATGCTGTATTATATGAGAAATCATTACCATTGACGTTAAAATCATCGTGATATGTGTTGAACTCATATATTGTAAGCATTTGTGGGTTCAATGTGTTGCCTGTTGTTGAACTAGACACATCATCATGTGTTGTTGATGATGGATTGCTTATACCAGTCACCCTATTGCTTCCGTCTCTTGTTAAAGTTAGTCCAAACTCGTCACCACCTGGTGAAGTTGATTGTATGGCTGTATATGCATCTGTTGTATCATTCTGAATATAACCTCTATTGTCTAGACCTAAGAACGGTGGTTGTTGATAGTTTTTACTATTAACTGTGTATCCTTGGCTTGGTAATAAGATAACTGTTGTATCTGCGAAAACTTGTTCTGCTGTTCTGATGCCTGATGCGGGTGTTCCTGTTGCCTTGTATGCAATAAAGTACATTTGACTTGAACTCCAGAAGCCAGGATCGTCCCAACTTGTTCCATTTGTTATTCCTGGATCTAATGCTTTAGGTTGTGCGTATCCGTATCCTGTTCCGTTTAGTGTATTCGATGTATTATCCCAATCGTAAAACATAATATTGTCCCACGCTTCGATAATCTTATCTGCCATCTGTGCGGCTGTGTATCCGTTTGGATTTCTTTGACTGTCTAAACAGTTTGCTAGTTTGATTGAACTAACTAGTGCTTGCCTTGATACAACGAATGGATACTTACGTAGTATTGCGTCACTCGACCCGTTTGCTTTATTGCTATCGTTAAATGTTTGTGTATAATGTCTTAAATCGTATCCCATAGTTTGCTCCTTATCCTAATGGCCCTGATTGCGCCCTTCTACGGAATGCATCTTGGACAACGCCTGTTATAACTCGTTTATTTTGTACTAAGAACTCTGTTCCAGTTTGTGTATCAATAGCATTTAGGTTAAAGTTAACTGTTAAACTTTCTCCACCACTTACGCCTTCCATATCTTGATTAGATACAACAGAACCTGAACGACCCGGTAAGAATAGTTCTGGTCCCTTTTCACCTACTACGATTGGTTTACGACCACTAGCAACATTACCACCTTTTTCAAAGAAGCCTCCTATTAACATGCCAGCTCCTGCAAGTAGACCTAGTCCTGGTATAAGTGTTGATGCCCCTAAAGCACCTAAGCCACCTAACAAGCCTCCTGCGGCTCCTGCCGCTCCTCCGGCTGCTCCGAATAAAGCCTTTTGTATTTGTGCTTCAATAAGAGCGGCTATAATATTTCTAATAGCATTTAAGGCAATGTCTTCTAAGTCTGAGAAGCCATTACCAAGTCCTAACATCATATCTGCTAAACTACCAGATACACTAGTTACCGCTTGTGACATTGCTTTTCCTATAGCTTCGGCTAAGTTAAAACCTTCATTTTTTGTTTCTTCAAATAATGCTTCAAGTGTAGCAAGTTGTTTTTTTTGTGCTTCTGTTAAATCGTCTGTTGCTCTTTTTTGTGCTTGTAACACTTGCATATATTGTCTTTGATTAGCAATATTGTTGTCTGTTACTTTAGCATTTTCTTTCATTTCTTTTACATAGTCTTCATAACTTTGTAAAACTTCTGGTATTTCTAATCCTAATATTCTGTATGCTTCTGCAAGTTCTAATGTACTTGCACCTTGCTTAATATATTCTTCTAATAGTGCCTGATTAGCTTCTTTGGCTTCTAATGTCTTTTGTATCTGAGAGTCTAACATACCTACTGTCATGTCACCGAACTTACCAAGTTCTGCATTGACACCTGCAAGTTGTTCTTTTAGACTTTCATAAGCAAAAGCAAGAGCACCTGTCTTGTCATCATTCTCACCAAGCTGTAATGCAACTTCAGCCATTTGACCGATAAGCATTGCGGCTTCTTCTTTTAGTTCTTTATGTCTGTTTACTAGACCTATATAAGGGTTCTCTGCTATAGCGGCTGCCATTGCAAGTTCTTCTAGTTCTTGATATAGTCGTTCAATCTCTGCACTTAATAAAGCAGTTTCTTCTTTGTATACTCTTGTAGCTTGACCACCTGCACCTACACGATTGATACCTAATGCAAATGCTCTATTATATAAATGCATTGCATAAACTGTTTTATCAAGTTGTTCTTGTAACTTTTGTTCTTCGTTTTTATATTCTTTTAGTGGATCAAGTATACCTGAATAGTTAAATATTGTTGCTAATAGTTCTTTACGATGTTTTTCTTCTGCGGCGGCTACATCTTCTACAACTTCTTTTTGTTCTGTCTGTGTTTCTGTTAGTTTGGCAATCTGTGCTTCTAACTCTTTAATAAGGGCTATCTGTGCGTCATATAATGGGTTAGCTACTTTGAATGTTCTGTTCTGGTCTTCTATTTTGTTTACAAATCTATCGATAGTATCACTATTAGACATGACACCAGTATCAAATCTTTCCATGATAGTTGATACTTTTTCAATCTCTGGTGCTATACCTATTAGTTCTGCTTTAGCGGCAATAAGTTGTGTTTCTAACTTTTCTAATGGTGTTGGACCTTCTGCGGCATCTGATATTGCATCTGCTACATTTGTTATACCAATAGCTAATGCTCTTGCGGCTTCATCTAATCCAAGAAACTCTGCTACTGCAAAACTTAATCTTGTTATACTATTACTTAACTGACCATTAAGTTGATCCATTGTAGGATCAAGTTTGCCAAATGCGGCATCTAAGTTCTTAGAGTTAAGCAACATATCTGCAAATACTTCGGCAGTTAGTTCTCCGTTCTGTGACATTTCTCGTAACTGACCAATAGTCATGTTACTTTCTTTTGCCATAATAGCTAGAGCAGTACCTAGTCCTTCTGTGATAGAGATAAACTCGTCACCTCTAACAGAACCAGATTGCATAGCTTGACCGAACTGTCTAATAACACCTGCGGCTGTTCCTGCATCTGCACCAGCGACAACGAGTGCTTTAGAGAACTTACTTGTTAGTTCTTCGACTTTTTCATTAGAAAAGCCCATCTCATCTGTTGCTACTTTTAGTTTTGTATATAAGTCTACTGT